CATTTAAACTAACACCTGTGCTTATTGATGTTAATTGAGTAACAGTCTTTTTTTCTGTCATTGCAGTTATCATATCTGCAACCTTACCACCCAAGACTTTAGGGTTGGTTATCATAGTTCCTAAGAAGTATGCTGGTTTAATATTGCTTATTTTAGCCATTTTTTTAAATTTTTTTTTAGTTATTCTTTTTGATTATCTATTATTGGTGTAAATGTTTGATTACGTCTTCCTTCTATTCCTTCTAATGCTATCTTAATAGCTTCATCTACTATTTCTTGATGAGTATGTTGTGATAGTGAGAATGTTACACCTCCTGATAAAGAAACTGGTGTTGGCTTTCTAATATATCTATAAACATATTTTAAAACTGTACAATCACTTGCTGGTATAATTTCAACTTTATCTTTATATAATAATCTAAGAACTTTTGTTTTGTCTGGACCTTTAAATGGATCATTTTTAATCCTTTCAAGTTGCATATGTGTTGCTGACCTAACCTCAACTTCAATTCCAGTAATTGTTATAAATTCATTAACTATAACCTCAGAACCATCAAGATAATAAACTATTGGACCAGATGTACTTCCTGTTCTTAATACAACTATAAGCGTTTCTCCAGGATCAGAAACTACATCTATAGCGGCAGTTCTTGTTAATGTTGCAGTATTACCTACTAAATTTACAATACCACTATTTAAATTATCTGAAAAATCAGCAGCTACAGTTGTTCCAATATTAGTCCAATATAATGATTCTACAACAGGAGTAATAGGATCTGGAACCATTGTTATTGTATAAGTTACAGTTTCTCCTTCTACAATAGTGGACTTATCTTTAGTATAACTATAAGTATTTGCCATATTAATTAAGTTGAAATTGTAAATGTTGTATTACAAGTTGTACAATTTATATATGCTTTTTCCCAAATTATAAACCAGTTATCAGAAGGAAGTGTAAAAAATGCAGAATTTTTTGCAGATTTGCCACTTGGATAAGTTAATGCAGCAGGTGAAAGAATCTTGCTTTCTAGTATTTCCTTTAGATCTTCAGTCCTTTTTTCATCTTGCTCAAACCCAGTTCTTTTAACATTAGTGTTATCATAACGCTGTTTAATAAACCTTTCTTGAGCTTGATTTAAAAGCAAATCGATTTCTTCAGGCAAAAAGTTTGGTGCATTTAAACCATCCATCTTGTCTAAACCAAATCTAAATGCTCTATGTGCTTCACTTATAGTCAATTTATTCTGTTTTTTTAGATTTCTTTAATTTACCTTCTAATGATAGTTTAACAGATTGATTTTTAGGATTGTTAAAAAACTGTACACATTCTTCAGTACTATTTGCAATAGTGTCATCACCATGAACGTAGTAGTTACCTGAGCGTTTTATTAACTTCCTTTCAACCAATTCTTGAACAAACATTTTACCTTTAATTTCTTTATCAGTTATGATATCAAAAAAGGTTTTTGGGTTTTTCTTCATTTCTTGCATTAAATGTGCTGATGCAACATCATCACTCATTAAGTCAAGACCTGATTTACCAAATAAACGTAGAGCTCCTTTTTTCTCTTCTCCTGTTAAAGATAAGATTAGTTTCATTCCTTCTAGTTCAAAGTTTAAGGTCTTAAGTTCTTCCTTAGCTTTTAATTCTTCATCATCAATGTAGAACAATATGCCTGGTTTACTTCTTCCTATTTCTGAATTAGCCACATCTGTGTGAGCTAAAAGCACTTTATATTTTAACTGATTTAATGGATTATCCAATACAATTTCAGTTTTTTTATCATTAAACAATCTAAAAGGATGTTCAACGTTAAAAGTTTCTCCCCACCATTTGCTATGTTTTGTTAGCTCATTGGGTTTTAAATCTAGTGCTTTTTCAAAATACCTTTCTTCATCTTCAGTTATTCCTGTATTAAATCCACCCTTTGCACCCAACTGGCAAGTTAATACTGTTACTGACTTTGGATAAGATACTAATCCAAAATATCCTACTTTAGGATTTCTTTTAATCTTTATTAATTCTGGTCCTTCAAATTTCATATGATTTTTTATTTGTTGTTTGTTTTTTAAATTACTTTTACCTTTTTAAAAAAAAATAAAAGGTGTATTGGAGGCACACCTTTTAAAGCCTTTGAATTTCTAAGAGATAGATTCTACGTCTAAGATGAATTGACCTGCATCAGTTGGATCTTTCAACATGATACCACACTCACTTAATACGTGGAATTCATAACCATCTACTGGGCTAGATGAAGTACCGTTTTTCTTCATACCATATGGAGAAGCTAATCCTTCAATATAAGTTGAAGCCATTTCACGACCATTGTGGTATACTTTCATAACGTTAGACTCACCATTGCTATTCATCTTAAAGTTTAAGAAAGTAGCTTTGTATGATTCAGCTGGTTTACCAGTTTGTGGATGTAAAGTACGGTTACGTACTACAGAGTTATATAAAGGACATTCTTTAAGTGTAATTTTATCACCATTCAAACCTACATAAGTTTTGAACTGACCACCTAAAATTAATTCTTGACCTGTACCAGTAATGAATTTGGTATCTACTAAATTGTAGTTAGACATTGATTTTTTCATAGCTTGGTCAAACAAGTTCATAAATTGACGTCCACAAAGTGCAACGTATTCACGAGGTCCATCTTCAGTACCATTGTATGATAAATCATCCATAAAGTCACGAAGAACTTGTTCAGTTAAGTTTGTATACTTACGCTTGTTAGCTGGAGCAATTTGCTCTTCTAAACCAGCACCAGTAAAGATAGGATTACCAGAAGTACCTTTCATAGAAGTAGTACCGTTTTTATTAACGTTACCCTTACCATAGATATAAGCAATTTCCATTTCATCCATCCATTGAGCCCAAAATTCCCACTCAGCGTATTTTACCCAAGTATAAGAAACTTCTTTGCCAGTTGGATTCATCATTCCAATTTTTAATACTTTTGCTTGTGCAGCACCTGAAACAGAATACATTTTACGAAATGTAGTCATGTAATTTTCCATCATAAATGGTGTAGCATAAACTGTATCTCCTGAAGTACGAGAATGATCATGTTCAACAACGTTGAAATCTTTTGATAATTCTTTTCCTTGAGCCAATAAAGACTGAGGAACATACATAGTAGGATCTTTTGTTACTAATTGTAAAGTGTATACAAAATCAGTACCATCAGAATAAGGCTCTTCCATTACACGAACAGAGTAGCTATTATCATCTAATACTAACACGTCACCTAGGCTAAACCATTTTTCAGGTAAACCAATGCGGAAAGTTGTATTAGCAATACCAGGAGTAGATGCACCATCATTATAAGTTGATTGAGCTACTGAAATAGGAACAGCTTTTTGGCTATCTCCCATTAAAGGCCAACGGTAAACAATATTGTCTAATCCTTTGGTTCTTCCAGTTCCTGAAGTTAAAAATGATAAAGCGTTTTTGTAGCCATTCATTTTGTTATACACACGAACAATTACTTCTGAAGCCAATGCTGGCTCAGTTAAGAAAAAGTTTGATAAGTGAGATGCCTGAGTTAAACCTGTGTGCCAGTTACCAGTACTTATCTGTAAGTCATTTAATTGCATTTTAAGTTATATTTTAAGTTTATAAATATCTATTGTATTTTTTTGAAAGCAGCAAATGGATTACTTCCATCTTCATTTCCATAAGTTGATCCTCCTGAGATTTTCTCCTTACTTGTCTTGCTGTAATTCTTAAGCATTTTACCAAATTTGTTACTAACCTTAGTCTCAACTTGTTTCTCTAATTTAGAGATGTCAAAGTCTAACATTGATTGTAAAGCAAATAAAAGTGATGCTTCATTGTTATTATCTATTGAATTTTGGTAAGCAGTTTTACCTGTACTTCTATCAATAGCTGTCATGTGATCCCAAAGTTTTTCTTTTAATTTTGGAGTAAGTTTAAAACCTTTAATATTTTCTCTTGAAAACAGGTCATTTTTAAATCCATCCCAATATTGCTTTTGAGCTTCCTTTTGCTTAACAGCTTGTTGTTTTTGAATTTCAACAATCTCTTGTTTTTGAATAGCTTCATTTTTTTGTAGTTTAACTAATGCAGATTTAGCTCTTTTTTCTAAAGTACCATTATCTCTCCATTCATCAACCATATCTCTTATTTCATCTTCATCTTCACCACTTAATCTTAATGACTCTTCAACAGCTAATGCTTGTTTGTTTTCATCTTCAATATCAAATGACTCCCATGAATGATTGCCATAATAAACATTTAAAAAATCTTTAGGCTTACCACCACTTTGAACAAATTCTAAAAATTTAGAGTAATCTGCAGGTAAATCATTAACCCATTTAGTAATCCTGTTTCCAACAGTTTTATTAACTAGCTTTTCAATACCTTCTTCTGATTCTTCAAAATCTTCATCTGTATCATCAAAATCAAGGACTCCTTTTTGATAAAGGTTCTTTGTAAATTCTTTAAAAGCTGAGGTCTCTTCATTTTCTCCAGCTTCATTATCTGAATCATCTGAATCATCAGAATCATCTTCAAAATTACTTTCTTTAAATTGACTGCTTTGAATTGTTTCACCTTTAGCCTTTTTAGCTGTTCTTTCAGCTATCTTCTCAAGTGCCTTATCAGCTTTCTTTAAACGGTCTTCTTCTGTTTCAGAAGTTTCAGTTAAATCATTAGGTTCTTCCTTAAGAATCCCCTCTTCACCATCCTGAATATCATCTTCATCAGATGGTGGTGCAAACTCTCCTTTTAGTATTTTAAATGCCCCAAAAGGATTGTCTATTAGATCTGTTGTGTTGTTTTTACTTTTTCCCATGTTGTTATAGTATTAAATATAATAATAATTGTTATATTTTGCAAGCTTTAGGATAAATTAAATCTTTACCCTTATAGCTATTTGTTTTTTACTTTTCTTTTAATTCATGATCAAATAGACGTAATGCTATCTTATCAGTACCAAAAGTTTCTAATTGATCAACTAAGGTTTGTACTTTACCCATCTCTTCTTGTTGCTCATTTAAGAATTTAATAGCAAGTTGATAAAGCAAATGATTGCCTTGTTTTAAGGCTTGAACTGCTAAATCATTACATTGCTTAGTAACCATTACTTCATGATCAAATGACTTTCTTATGATGTCAGGAAGACCTGCAAATGATTGAGGTGGTTCTTTTAATGAAGGTACTTTAGGCATAACACCCATATCTAACAAGAAATCCTTAGCCCAACCTGCGTGAACCATTTCTCCATCAGCATCTGTCTGCCAAACTTTATGAGCATGAATATACCCATTATCATTTAACCATAAAGACATTGCGTGGTAAAGTCTACTAGAATACTCTTCTTGTTCTATTCTGTAGTTTAAAATATCAATACACTCTTTTGTTGCAAAAGGGTTTTTTGATACATTTGTAAAAGCTGGTAATGCCATTTTTTTATTTTTTATTGTTAGATGATTTTATTTTTAATTTTTCTATTTCCATTTTCTTATTCATTAGATCTCTATCTAGACTAGCTTTTTTATTAGCTAATTCTATTTGATTTTGATTTTGAATCTTAATGGCTTGAATCTTTTTGTCTTCAATATCACTTTTCAGCTTTATTTCTTTTTCCTTGATACTAAGTTCCTTATCATGTTTTTGTTTATCATGAATTAACTTACTTTGCTCCATAAATGCTTTAGATGATATATCTCTTTCTTTTAAAGCTAGATTAGCAATTTCTGAAGCATCAGGTATTAAGTTCTCATTAACATCACTAGGACCAGTCATACTTCTCATTGCGTTAATCTCAGCAACTTGAATTCTAGTTTGATTAGAAGTATCAGTTTTATATTGTTCAAGGTCTCTATCAGCTTGCTTCTCTTGAAGTTGCATTTGTTGCATTTTCTCTTGAGAATCAAGTTGTTGTTTTTGAGAGTCAGACATACGTTTGTATTTAGCCTCTTCACCTTGTTGTATTGCTCTTATCATATCTTTAGGACTATCATTAACTAAACTATTAATGATGGTACTTAAATCAGCTTTATCAGCTTGTAATGCAGATTGAGCTAATTGTTTTAATGCTTGTAATACACTTTGGTCTTTTGATGAATCAGTAACATAAACATTAAACTCAGAATTGTCTAATTGAGATTCTTCAATGTTTAATAATTCAATACCCATATCATCTAAAACAAATTGTACCTTCTTACCTTTTCTAAAGGCTATTTTAGCACACTCTATTAAACCTACATAAACTTTACGCTTACATTCATCATGAGAGTCAAATAAATACTCTGTGCCTAATGAAGACTGTTCTACTGAACGTTCAACATTACCTACAAGTTCTCTATTTGATATAGCGCCTAATCTTTGAGGAGATACACCACTAATAAAAGCAGCTTGACTTTTAATATAATCTAATGTTTGAATGTATTGTTGAATGGTGTTAGATAAACTTAAGTCAATTGATTGGAATTGATTAAAGTGTGATATTTTACCAGTTTGACTTCCTTTATTAGCCTCTTCATGAGAGTTAATAAAAGCTATCTTCATTGCTTTAAGATAATACATCCATCTTTCAATATCCATTCCTTCAGACCTAGGTATTTGTGCTAAGTCCATTAAAAATATCCTACCTTGATCACTAGCAAAAGCTAATTCTAATCTATAAGATATAATGTTGTAAAGATATTGGTATGGTTTTAATCTATCTAAAAGAGAAACAGAAACACTGTTTGTTGCATTGTAAATAGTCCCAGTATAACCTAACTTGCAGTAATATGGATTATCCATTCTTCTACGTTGGTTCTCTTTAGGCTGAACATTTACATATATTCTATCTCCAATCTTTATTCCTTCCCAAGCTTCGTTAATCCAAAACTCTTCTACGGTTGCATTTTTATAAACTTGTTTAAATACACTAATCTTAAAAGATTCATCTACTATTTGTTCAACAGGTAAATCATTCTCATCAGTATATTCTAAATGGTATAATTTCTTAAAAGATTTCCACTCTATTCTAACTACACGTATTAACTCTGAATTAAATGCTCCAGCAGTTGTGTTAATTGTTGAAAAATTAGATAAACCAGTATCAACAACACCATTAGTTCTATCTAAACTAAATGTTGGATTATTGTTTACTAAGTTATAACTAGATGTAAATCGTTTAGATATTTCTTCAATCTCACCAACTTGATCAGCAGTTAAGTCTGAACCAAACTCATCAATAATAGATGCTGGTGCTAACATCCTAACCTCAATAACAGCTAATGCGTCATCAATGTATTCTGTATCACCATCTAATATTACTGTAGTGTTTAATGGATTACAACGTCTAAACAAAACCTCATCATTTGATACACCACTCCAGTAAATCTCTTCACCTGCTATTAAAGCATCTTTCCATCCACGCTTAAATGTTTCTTTAGTGTTTAATGATTTCTTTAAATATTTTAATATCTTATTTGCTTGAGATTCAATTAAATCAGATATATTGTGTTTCTCATATTTAATTATTTGTTCAGGAGTTGGAGGAGGATTGTTTGGATCAATGGTACTAGGATCTATTTCCCCCATTAACCTTTGTTGCAACATCTCTACAATCTTCTTCTTTAATGATTCTTGCTTTCTATTAATATCTAATGGAGTTTCAGAAACAACAATAAAATTATC